TCATCAACAAGTTTCTCGAGCAGTGGCTCGTCTCGAAACTCACGCACGGGAACACGTACGTCCTGAAGCAGCGCGATGGGCGCGGCGTCGTCGTCGCGCTCTACGTCCTCGACCCGACGCAGGTCCGGCCCCTCGTCGCGCCGGACGGCTCGGTCTTCTACCAGCTTGGGCGGAGCGACCTCGCCGGATTGCCGGATGCGCTCCCGGCGATCCCGGCGAGCGAAGTCATTCACGACCTGATGGTGCCGCTGTTTCATCCGTTGATCGGGGTCTCGCCGATCTACGCGTGCGCGTTGACCGTGCTCCAGGGCATGAAGATCCAAGAGAACAGCACGACGTTTTTTGCGTCGGGCTCGAACCCGGGCGGCGTGCTGACGGCCCCAGGCGCGATCAACGACGACACCGCCAAGCGCCTGAAGGAGTACTGGGACACCAACTACACCGGCCCGAACGTCGGCAAGGTCGCGGTCCTCGGCGACGGACTGAAGTACGAGCCGATGAGCGTGAATGCGGTCGACGCGCAACTCATCGACCAATTGAAGTTGGGGAGCGAATGGATTTACGCGAGTTACCACGTCCCTGGGGCGCTCATCGATTCCAGCCACCAACCGCCGTACGCCAACAGCGAGCCGCTGGTCCAGCAGTACTACTCGCAGTGCCTGCAGACGTTGATCGTGTCGCTCGAATTGCACCTCGACGACGGCCTCGGCCTGGCCACCGTGGAGGGCCACACCTACGGGACCGAGTTTGATATCGACGATCTGCTCTGGATGGATACCGCGACCCGCACGAAAGCGGCGACCGATAGCGTCACGGGCGGTGTCCTGAAGGTCAACGAGGCGCGCAAGAAGTACTTCGGCGTCGGGCCCGTCGTCGGCGGCGATACGCCCTACATGCAGCAACAGATGTTCTCGCTCGCGGCCTTGGCCGAGCGGGACGCGCAGGATCCGTTCGCGAAACCGGCGGCTCCGAGCGCGCCGCCGCCCGGCGCCGACGACTTCGCCAAGGAGTTGGACGAGGAGCTCGTTGATGTCTAACCCGAACTCCTTCGCGCATGTGGTCGCGCTCGCGATCAAGGCCGCGCTCGCGCCGCTGCGCGCCGACCTCGCCACGCTGACCGAGCGGACCGCCGGCACGGACGCGCGGCTCGCCGCGATCGAGCCGACCGTCGCCCTGGTTCGGGAACGGGTCGCCGTCGCCGAGGTCCGGCCCTTCCTGCCGGGGCCGGCCGGGACGAACGGGACCGACGGGAAGGACGGGGCGCCAGGCGTCGATGGCTTCACGGTCGACGAGCTCGTGCTCGAGCAGGACCCGACCGACGAGCGGCTCGTGACCCTCGCCTATAGGCGCGGCGAGACCACCAGGCCGATCGGCACCCTGCGCTTTGCGATCCCGCGCTACTGCGGCGTCTACGCCGACGGGCGGCGCTACACGAAGGGCGACCAGGTGACCTACGCGAGCGCGCTCTGGTCCTGCACGGCGTCGGAGACGCGCGCGAAGCCTGGCAGCGACGGCGACGGCTGGACGCTCCAGGTCAAGCGCGGGGAGGGCCGCTGATGGCCAGCGTCGTGACGCTCGTCCAGGGCAAGGCGCATCTCCGGATCACCACGCCGCCGGGCCATATCGACGATCCCGATCTGCAGCTGAAGCTCGACGCCGCGGAAGGCTTCGTGCGGCGGTATGTCGGCCGGACCGCCACCGGGCAAACCGTGGTCGCGACCTGGACGACGCCGGCGACGATGCCACCCGATGCGCAGGCCGCGGTGCTGTTGATGCTCGCCGAGCTCTGGCGCTTCCGGGGGGATGACCTCGAGGGGCACGGCGCGCCGCGGTGGATGGACCAGGACGCGCCGCCGGTCGTGACCGGGCTGCTGCGTCGCTTCTGCGATCCGGTGCTCGCATGATGGCCGCCGGCCGACGTGACAAGCGCGTGCTCTTGGAGAACCCCGGCGGGTCGGTCCCCGACGGCGACGGCGGCTATATCGAAGGCTGGCAGCCGCTCGACCCCGCCGAAGTCTTCGCGCACATCGACCCCGCGACGACGCGCGACCTGGAACGCCGCGCGGCGGGCACGGTGATCGCGAGCGCGTCGCACGTGATCGACCTCGACTATCACCCGCAGGTGACCGTCCTCACGCGCATCACGTTCGGCGCGCGACAGTTCCAGGTGACCGCAGTGCGCAACCCCGACGAGGCGAACCGCGAGCTCGTCGTCGTGGCCGAGGAGCTCCTCGGGAGCTCGGAGACGCCATGAAGGCGCAGGTTCGGATCGCTGGGCTCGACGAGCAGCGGCGCGAATGGCGCGCGCTCCCGCGGACGCTCGCCGGGAACACGCAGCCGGTCGTCGAAAACGCCGCGACCGTCGTCGCCGCCGAGATTCGCGCGGCGTATCCGCGGCGGACGGGCAGCCTGGCGACCGGGGTCACCGTCGCGCCGTCGCGGCTGGCCTCGGACGTCACGGCCGCCGCGCGCGTCGTGAATACGTCGCCCCACGCGTCGATGTACGAGCACGGGACGCAGGCGCGGCACACGTCGATCGGGGCGTCCCGCGGCGCGATGGCGGCCGGGAATGTGTTCGTGCCGCGGGTCATCCGCGCCCGCCAGGCCCTCGAGCCGCAGGTCGCGGCAGTGATGACCCGGGAAGGCTTGACGGTGGTGCGCCGTGGCTGATTCGAGCGAGGTCGACAGCGCGATCGTGGCGCGGTTGAGCGGCGACGCCGAGCTCGTCGCGCTGCTCCCGGACGGCGTGTATTTCGACGTCGCCGCGCAGGGCCTGCAGCGGTTCGTGCTGGTCTCGGTCGTCATCGCGTTCGACCGCGGGCAGTTCGGCGACCCCGGCGCCCGGCGCGCGCTCGAGGACATCACCTACGCGGTCAAGGCGGTCACGTTCGGGAGCTCGGGTACCACGGCGAAGCAGGCGGCGGCGCGGATTGACGCGCTCCTCGAGGACCAGCCGCTGACCATTCCCGGGTATCACCACGGCTCGACCGAACGGATCGAGCGCATTCGCGACACGGAAGACGACGAGACCGACGCGTCGATTCGTTGGCAGCATCGCGGCGGGCGCTATCGCGTGCTCGTGACGCCAGTTGCAGGAGGGACATCATGATTCTGAGTGGCCGCGATGGCAACGTGAAATGGGACCCAGCGGGGGTGGGCGGCGTCGGCGCCGTCAACGTGATTTCGATCTCCGGTTTCAAACTCTCGATGAAGGTCGAGAAAGTTCCCGTCACTTGCTTTCTTGACACCAACCGCGTCTACGTGCCGGGTCTCCCTGATATCGCTGGGGACCTGAAGGGCTTCTACAACTCGGCCGATCTGACCCTCTTCAAGGCCGCGCAGGCGGTCACGCCGGGGTTCCTCGAACTCATCCCGCATAGCAGCGAGGGCACGCCATCGCCGTACGCGTTCAAGGGCAAGGCGTATCTCGACGCCGAGATCGATACGAACGTCGAAGGCGCGCCGGGCCTCGCCGGCACCTTCGTCGCCGCGGGGAACTGGACGATCCCGGTGCCGGTCGTCTGAACGGGCGGGCATGTTTCGGACGTTGAGCCTGGGCGGGCCGCGCGGGTCGATCGTCTTCGGGGGGCGACCCGCCGCGGTCCTGGGCGCGTGGCGGGCGCGGCGATCCGAACAGGGGGGCTGGACCCTCGCCGCGGCCGTGACCACCGTCGATACGTTCCGGCTGCGGCAGGTGCCGTTGCTGTTCGAGGCGCCGCGCGTATCCAAACCGCGGGGCCTCTGGTGTTTTCCGATTGTGCCGCAGTCGATCACGGTCGAGGGCGGGCGCCTGGCGGCGACCCTCGGCCCGCCGGAGGGCTAACCGCGTGTCGCGCTTTCCAAAACCGGTCTTCGATGTCTTGACGCTGGCGAACGGCGACACCCTCACCGTGCGCCGGCAACTAACCCACGGGGAAACCACCGAGTGGCACGCCCGCACGTTCGTCCGCAACGAGAACGGCACCCTACGACCGGACGCCATCAAGTACGGGGACGGGCTGATCGTGGCCTACCTCGTCGACTGGACGATCCGCGATGACGCCGGCGACATCGTGTCGCTCCGCGGCCTCAGCACGTCCGAGGTGCAGGACGTGATCAACAACCTCGATCACGACTCCGTACTCGAAATCAAAGCGGCCATCGAGGCGCACATCGAGACCTGGAACCAGAAACGCGCGGACGAAAAAAAAACGGTGGCCGCCGCGCCATTATCGCTCGTGACCTCGCCGTGATGCGGGCGACCGGGATCTCGTACGCGGACCTCCAGGCGATGCCCGAGGACGTCTTTCAGCTGCTCGTGGAGGACCTCACCTGATGGCCCTCGCTGGAACGATTGCCGCGGACTTCTCGACCTTCGTCGGTGAGTGCCAGAAGGCCGAGACAGGTCTCGCCGGCATCGACGCGTCCGCGACGAAGTCGGCGAGTACGTTCTCGACGATGGCGGGGCAGCTGCAGACCGCCGACAAGAGTCTGGCCGCCTTCGGCATCCAGGCCGGCCCCGCGGTGAACGTGCTGAACGAGCTCGGCCAGGTCTCGGGGAAGTCGGTCACGGAGCTCGGGAAACTGGGCACGGCCTCGGCCGTCGCCGCCGCCGCCCTGGCCGGCTGGAATCTTGGCCGCTGGATCGCCGAGCTGACCGGGGCCGACGCCGCGATCGCGAATTTGACCTCGCGGGTGATGGGCTGGGGCGACGTGACTGCGCAAGTCGCGGCGAATAATGCCGATGTCCTCGCCCGCGCCAGCGAGCGCGCGCAGCGCCCCATTACCGATCTCACCGAGGCGATGAAGATCAACAGCGAGTGGGGGTACAAGCACGCGGAGGCCCTCAATACCTCGGCGAACCGGGTCGCGGGCTGGGAGCGCGAAATCTCAAAGGCCGCGACGTCCGGTGCGCTCCCGCAGATCGTCGCCGACCTCCAAAGCCAGAACTCGACGCTCGAGCAGCTCAAGCAGCACTACGACATCTCGACCGAGGCGCTCCAGTACCTGCAGCGCGAGATGCGCGCGACCGCTGAGGCGACGCGCGAGAAGGAGGCCGCGGACAAGGCCGCCGCGCGCGAAGCGCAGGCGCACGCCGACGCGATGACCCGGCTCCGCGATCAGATGTTCGGGACGAGCGCCATCACGAGCGCGCAGCAGTACATGACCGCGCTCGGCGGCATCGGGAATCTGACCCGGATGAACGCCGAGGAGCAGACCCGGATGAACGCCGTCCTCGGGGAGGCGATCGCCTCGTATACCCGCGCCGGGACCGTCGGGTCTGGCGCGCTCAACGAGCTCTACGTCAAGACGGTCCAGATGCCGCCGGTCGTGAATGGGCTGGGGGCGGAGTGGTCGCAGGTCGGCGAGAAGGTCACGATCACCGCCAACGGGATCATCGCCGACCTCAAGCGGATGACCGACGAGACCCGCGCGTACGAGGCGGAGACGCAGCGCCTCGCCGACGAGTGGAACCAAGTCAAGCCGCCGATCGACGCCGCGACGCAGAGCGTGGACGAGACGACTAGCGCGGCGCAGCGGATGACGGTCGCCTTCCAGCAGTCGAGTAGCGCGATCCGCGTCACCGCCTCCGACATCATCGCGGCGGGCAAGGCGATGGACGACGCGTACCGAAGCGCTGGGATCTTCGTCGGCATGCCGATCGCGGCGGGCGGGTATCAGCAATCGCTGCGGCAGTCGGCGAGCGGAGACCTCAGCCGCGCCGGCGCTGGGCAGGCCTGGGGCAACACGCTCAATGTGAACGTCAACAACCAGGACGCCCAGGGCATTGCGAACAAGCTGGTGACCGAGATGCGGCACCAGGGGGTCCGGTTCTAGTGGCGTCCCACGCCCACGTCCCCGGCTGCGCCCGGCTCAACGTCATGCGGCTCAACGCCGCGCGGCTGAATGCCTACGAGGCGATCCCCCTGGCGGTGATTGGTGGCGTCGACCGCGGGCACCAAGTGCGGATCGCCGGGGCGGGCGTGACGCACGTGCTCAACGATCAG